CCTATACCTGCAAAGTTTTTTCTAAAACTAGCACTATAAGATGTTTGCTTCCAAGTAGCAGAACCAAATAGAGAATTTAAAAACTGCTTTCCTTTTAACTCGCTTTCTGTTCCGTCTGCTTTAAGCATTACGCTATTATTTATAGCAATTATATCAATTACTATATTATCTGAATTTAATTTCGCGAAATGTGCCATATTTATGCTGTATAAGAACCTGAACCTGTGAATTTTATTATTGTATCTGAACCGCTAGTAGAAACTGACGGACTACCCGTAACAGTACCCGTATAGTTTGCAGTTGGCATTCTAAGAATAACTATCCCCGAACCACCTGAATAACCTCCAGAACTAACTCCACCCTCTCCTGATGCGGCAGCACCATCTCCTTCATTAGTAGCTCCATTAAACCCACCGCCTCCGGTGCCGTTCGTGGCTCTACCTCCCGAAGCGTAAGTTGTACCGTCTAAAATAGCAACAGCTAATCCTGGACCTCCGTTTTTGACACCTCCTCCGTAATAGTTATTAGCGCAACCTACTCCATTTGTACCAGCACCAGCGGCTCCTCCACCGCCTCCGCCTCCGCCTCCTCCGCCATTATGGGTTTTAGAGCCGTAGCCTCCTGCATAACCTTGATTTGCTGTACCGTTTCCTTTCGTTAAACCAGAGCAAGCTCCTGCCCCTGCTCCTCCGGCTCCTGAACCTCCGTTAGCTATTGAGGAATTATGAGGTTCTGTCATACCCATTCCTCCACCGCCACCGATAGAAGTGATTGTTGTTAAACCGCTTCCGCTTATATAAGAATTACCACCTTTTGCCGCTATGCCAGAGGTTCCTGCAGGTGCGCCTGAACCACCGCCACCAACACCAATAGTATATGTAGTCCCAGGAATAAAATTTATGCTATTTTCTGATGAACTACCGCCACCTGAAGTAGAACCGTAAGAAGTTCTAAGACCTCCAGCTCCACCTCCAGAGCCTCTTCTTGAACCGCTTCCTCCACCACCTGCAACAATTAAGAAGTCAGCCGTATAAGGCGCAGCTCCTGCTGAAACTGGAAATAAAAATCTTCTATTTAACATAAAATAAATTTAGATTGAACTATCAGGAGCAAAAGTAGCTACTGAATAAAAGAAAACGGGATCTGTTGCTGAATCGTCCACACATTCGATTTGCAATAAACTAGTGACTGAATTATCATAATCTGATTCTGCTATTTTATTAAATGTATTGGTTGCACTTCCTTGTGCGGCCAGAGTTACTGTTTGCCCTTTTAAAGGAAACACACTGATCACCTGGCCTTTCTTGTAGCTGCTTAAATTGATTGTAAATGCACCCGTTAAATCGCCGCTTAGTTTAAAAACAGAAGCTGTTGAACAGTCAAAAGAAACATTTCCTGTTAATGTGCTAATTGTAGATGATTCTGTAAATCTATTTTCAAGCTTGTTATGTGTCACAGAATTATCAGCAATGCTTTTAATATAACCCAATGCATCAATTTCAGAATCTGTCAGTTGGGTGTCGGTATATGTTTTTATATAACCCAATGCAGCAATTTCAGAATCTGTCAATTGAGTGTCAGTTGAGCTAATTTCACCAGTTGCTGAAATTGCAACATTTGCTCCATTCGTAAAAAATCCCTTATTTTGCAATTCAACCCAATTTCCAGCATGTGCAAAATAAGCTGCTCCAGTTTCATGCACATGAGCAAACATCCCATGATGATCTGCTGCTGCTGGTAAATCAGCCAAAGTCGAAAACAAAGGAGTCACTCCCTTTGCATAAATCTCAGACGTGTTTGTCTGAATTTTTTGCATTGCAGCTCTTAAGCTGTCCCCAGTGGAATCATTTGCCTCTGTTCCAAGATTCAAGTCAATTTGTGCCATTTTAAATTTTTAAAGTTTGATCAATTTTTGTTCTTATTGATGAGATCATGATTTTTGTTGTGTCGATTGTTAATCTGACAAGTGCCTGGAGTCCTAGAGTTGCAGTTGCAATGATTGATTTTAAATGCTTTGCAGGCTCCTCTCCCCAATTTGAGACAACATATGTCTCCCCGAAATTCACGTTGTTTGCCAATTGTTTTTATCATATTAATCCAGAACAAATCCTGTGAAATAGCTTGCATGATCTGGGTACATGTCACTTGAGCTGTTTGACAAATATTCTGGGAATGTTGTTGTGTTGTTTCTTATATAATCGAGAAAGCGATCAGCGTGAAATTGTGCAGCTGATCTTTCTCTCTCGATCATGTCGTCAATCTCGTCTGCACTTGCAGTTTCCGAGTTTTCTGATCGGTGCTTAAAAATACCTTTGTTTGATATTTGATAGGCGATTCGAGGCAACATCTCAACCATTGAATAATGGATGAGAACTGGTTTGATATAATCCTCTAAGAGCGATCTATATGGTCCAGAAAGGGTGTCATTTTCAATGTCTGTTGTCAGTCTTTCATACAAATCAGTCCCCAGCATTGATTGAATGTGAGTGATTTGTGCGAGATATACTGCATTGACATATCTGTCAACATCAAGGTTGCCATTGATTGACGTGAATGTTTTCACATCTTTATCATTGATGAAAAGTGCTTTCATTTGTTTGTTGTTATTTATTAGACGACAAAATCTTCAACTGTTATCCTTTCCAATTTGGATGATGACCCTTGTCAGCCCTGGTTGAATTTGCTTGAGAGACCTCTGGTGGGTTCTTTGGTAGTTTGAAACCTTCTCTCACAGCTTGATTCACATTGACATAATTTGTCCCAGCTAAAGCATCACCTCCCCAGAGCGTTCCATCCTTTTTAAATCGCTTTCGAAAGATGACTCGCTGGAATACGTGACCACAGTTGACACCGCCTCCAAAGCGGAAAAGCGAATATCGTCTCCCTTTGTGACCATGGCTTTTGTTTATCCCTTTAAAACTCATCTGAGAAATGTCCTCTTTGCGATATAATTTGTCAAGTTTCAGCATTTGTTTGCAGAACTCTCTGGAGCTTCCTCCCTTTGTTGTTCTGTTTGTTCCTGAGACATATCGATATCTCACTTTGTATCTCTCACTGTCTTGAGCTGAATCCTGGTTTGCTGAGAAATTCATTCCGTTCAAATATGCCTCAACATCAAAATCCTCTGGCTCATCTTCGGTTGTTTCAGCTCCGATCATTTCATACTCATTCGAGTCAATGTCCTCGCCAAACTCCTGGAGCTGTTCAAAGAGGTCTGAGGCATCATCATCATTCAGATGTGGTCTTTCATCTTTTTTTTTACTAAGTCCAACAGAGAGCTCCTCTGTTTCCTCAGCATCCTCATCAGCCTGTGTGATCACGTTGTTTGCTTCTCTAAATTCTAAAGGCTCAAGAGTTTTAAAATACATGTCCAGGGACAATCCATTGACAGCCATGATCTCATCAAGAGCATCGATGATCTGTTCCTGATATGGTCTGATCGTGACGTTTGTGAATAGCCTTGAGGAGTTGATAATTTCATCGGCATTTGATCCGAGTCCAGAATTTCCATCTCTCAATCCAATAAGCAAAGGAGAGGTCACTCTGTGTCCGATCATGATTTTTCTGGAACACTCTTCGCTGAGGTATTCATATGTCTGAGCAGCATCCTGGATCGGCAAATCAATCACCTCTGGAGCTGTCTCTTTGCTTTCTGAAAATGAAACAATGATTTTGTCTCCATGCTGTGATGTGAGTTTTCTGACAACATCGTTTTTTATCTCAACCATTTTGTTTCTGGATGGAGTTCCATTTGGAAAGTTGATCATTTTACTCGCTGAAAATGAGTTGTTTACAGTGTTCAAAAGATAGTCTGCAATGTTTTCCTCAAGTTCACAATATGCTGCTGACCCCATCCAATCAGGGAGGGACAAATATTTCATTGATGAAATGTATCTTCCAAGGATCATGATCTCATTTGAGGCACCTGATCCAAACACTGGAATCCTTAAGGGCTTGTCATTTCGTTTTGCTTTCTGCCAGTCTGGATGATAAAACCAGGCTTCGATCTCTCCTTTGTCATTGCATTTCTCTGGTCTCAAAGTTTCCATCGGAAAATGTGTGACCTGGTCAACTCGTTTTCCTTTATAAGTCACCTGAAGAGCTCCCATTCCTAGGATCTTGAGATCCAGGATTAATCTCTTGAGATCTTTCTTTTTGAACATGTTGATCATTGCTGCATATTCATCAGGCTTTTGTGATTTGTCAAAGGCATCAAGACCCTTTCCATAGACCTGAGTAGCAATCGAGTTGATGATTGTGTGGTTTGTGGGAGAGTTGATGTATCTGTTAATCAAATATTTCGGAAAGTTATTGTCATCACCAAAGTGAATCCAGTCTCTTTGTTTTGATTCTGTGATTTCTGGTCTGGTGTATGCCGATAATTCTATGACGTGAATGTTTGAATCTTTCATGAGTACATTTTGAATTTGTTTTCTGTTGAATTGTTTTGTGTGGTTTTGTATGTGTAAACCTGGTCATTGACAGAATAATTTCCTGTCTGGTTTGTCACCAGGATTCTGTCTTGATAGATCAGAGTGTTGTCATGTGTGATTTCTAGTTGATATGTTGTGTCAAGTCTGAAATTGAATGCTGCTGTGTATTGATAAAAATATTTTTTAGCAGTGAGTCCAGTGACAGTTGCATCATGGATGACCTCTCCCTCTCCCTCTGTTGTGATTTTGATGTTATATTCTGCATCAATTACATGATATCGTGGGATGAATGAGATCGTCTGGTTGTCTGTTGTTTTATCAAGTTTGATCATGGGTTCTGTTTTAATTAAAAAAGGGGCAAGTCAATCAAGACCGCCCCTCCTCCTTTCACACATTAAAATTCAACTTACACAGATGAATGTTGTTTAAGAGTTAGTCCCCACAGTTGTGGTGATTTCAGTTTCTCCAGCAAATGGATCATCAGATGTTGCACCTGACAACACAACAAATCTAGGAGCTGTTGCTTCCTGAGCTGTGAATGTCAAATTGATTCCTGTAAAATCTGCAAATCCCTGTCCAGAAGTGATCGAACCGCCTGAAAGCTCAGCTCCATATTTTTCGCCCATCAACAAAACGTCTCCATTTCGTGTTTGGATGAAAATTCTGGGTCGAGAGTAAGCAAGCATTTTTATTTCTTTTAAATCCTCTTTTGTTGTCTTTGGCAATTGCAAAGTCAAAGTTGATTCAAAGAATGTTGTCCCAGATTCTGGGCTGCTGTTGATTGCAGTTTCAAGACCATTGGCTCCCTTGACATCGTATTGAAAAACCTCGATTCCTGTCCCAGCTATGTCGGTGACTTCATCCTCAGCTCCAATTGTCAACGCCCCTAGAGAATCGGTGGTGAAGAAAATTTTCTCCACCCCTCCGATTTGATCTTTGCAATTCAGGGCTCTGCCCTTTGTTAACTCGCAATTTGGCATAATTAATTGATTTATAGGTTATTAAGCATTAACTCTGTACACGATCTCTGATCCAAGTCCATATTGAACCCCAGCAGAGAAGCGAGCAACGAAACGAACATTGTCGTCTCCTAGTGTTGCAGACGTGTCGATCACTTTGATCTCTTGAGTGTCGCTTAATAAACTCAAGCCATAAAATAAGTTTGTTGATTCAGCAGCGATCACAGTGTTCTCAGCTAATCCTGGAGCATGGAATAAAGAAATTCCATCGAATTTCAATCCTTGTCCATCATACCAAAGAGAACCTTTGTTCTCGATACCAGCTGCACCAGTTCCATTGCTTGCAAATCCTCCAAGGCTTCGAACATACTTTTGCATGTCTTTGCTTGATAAATAGATTTTCATGTCTGGGCTGTAAACTTTGGTTCCTGGAATTGCATTTGCAACCTCAGCAAGTTTGTCTAAAATATTTCCAGAGGTGATTGCGTCAGATGTCACATCGATCACATCAGAATCAGCAGCTGCAAGAGTTGAAAATCCATCAAATTCACCAGCGTTTGCATTTACTCCTCCCCAGATAGTTCTTTCCATTTGGTCAGAGATTTTTCCTGCAAAGTATTCGATGATGAACTTCTCGAACGTATCGGGCATAGATCTGTGGCTTGAGAACCCGGCTTCTGCAGCCAGCCAATCATTTGCGAACGTGCTTTTGCAAATTTTGCTGTTGATCTGGAAGTCCTCAACCTGGAGGATTCTTTCGTTCATTGCCACATTTCCACTGTCCGAAAAATCACAACTTGCAGATGTGATTAAATTTCCAGATGTTGAAACTGTGTTAAGTACTTCTTTGTGAAGTACGTTTGCTTTTACAGTGACACCGCCATTTGCGACTGTGTCATTGCTTAAAAGTCCCGCCGCTAAATATTCGCCTGCGTGTTGACCTGAATAGCTTGAATTGTTGATGGTTAGTGCCATTGTTTAAAGTTTATTTAAGATTGATTTGATTCGTTGGTTTCGGTTTTGTCGGACATTGTCCTGATAAGCAAAATTGAACTTTGCTGTTTCTGCTTCGGGATTGTGAGCAATTGGTTGAACAGACAATGCTGCCTCAACTTTTTCTGCTTCGACTTCAATGTTTTCAGCAGGGCTTGATAATTTCTCCTCGATCATTTCTTTGATCTCATTGACTGCTGCTGCAAACTCCTCTTTTGTGACATATTCTGCCTCAACTTTTTCGTCTGCTGGAGCTTCCTCCTCTGCTGCCTCAACCTCTTCCTCGGCTGGAGCTTCATCTTTTGAATCAGATGGATCTTTCATCTCAGCGATGATTCCCTCCTCCTCAACAACTAGAGTCTGGGAGTTAGCCATTTCATATTCACCAGGAGGGAGAGCGATGTCTCCATCTTCGGTCACTATGAACACAGCAGCTCCAGGAACAAACTGATCATCTGTTTTGACCTCTGTCCCGTTGCTTAATTTTTCCACAGCAAGCTGGATATCATCTTTTGGAGTTTGCTCGCTGAGGTCGATTCCGAGAACAGTCTTGATCTCAGATAGAATTTCAGTTGCTTTCATATATTTTTTTTTGCTTTTATGTTAAACGACAAATTTCTAAAGTGTTATTTTTAAGCCTCAGTCTGTCCAATTCCTTGAGCATACATTGATCCATCACAGCAGTCTGGGTGATATGTGTTATCTGGACAAAGACATGGTTGTTTGCCTCCCCTGGGAGATGTTTTGGAATCTGCTCTCCGATCCCATCCCTTTTTTTTCAATTGTTTACTCATCTTTTTTTGTTTTTTTTGGTGGGTTGATCTTTGTGTCAAAAAGAGTTGTTCCCAGAATGGACATGTTGTCGATCAGAGATTCCTGCATTTTGATCAGCATTGATTCCAGCTCGTCTTTTTGTTTGATTAAAAAATCTATTTGATCAGCCTGGCTTTCAACTTTTTTGGCTAGGGCATTTTCTCGATCTGGATCACGTCCAACAATCACAGCGATGATTGCTCCGATTGTTCCTGTAATCACTCCGACAGTTGAAACAAAAATGTCTTTGTTTTTTGCTGGAATCTCATTGAATGCTAAGAACATAAGCAGGAAGATGACCAGGAGAAAGACTCCGATTGCTCCGAGGTAGTGTCTCAGTTTTTCGTTTTGCATAGTTTTGGGGGTTTATTGATTATTTTTTTGAATGATGTCTCTCACTTTTTGCAGCTCGTTTTCAGCTTCGATTTCATCGCTGTCAACACTGAGTCCTAGCTTTGCACGATCCATGAAAAATCCTTCAATTGAGAAACCTGAAACCAGTCCTCCTTTGACTTGATCCTCCCAGATCTCTTCGTCATCAACTTTCATGCTGATCATCCAGGTTCCCTTTGGAAGATCCATCCCGTACAATTTTGATTTGTCGACCTCGGGATCCTCAACGATCCAGGACTCAACAATTGTCATTTGGTCCAGGGGGGCATCGTGCTCCAGGGTTGCATTGATGTGGTTGCTTTTAATGAAAAACAACTCAGATGCTCTCCTGACTGTCGCCTCAGAAAAATGAACATAAAATCCATCCTTGTCCTTTCCTCCATTTCGATAAATCATCCGACCAGGAACAAGAGCAGCTCCCATCAGAATCCTTTTTTCAGAGTCAACCTCAGCAAGTTTGATCTCTTGTTGTTTACTTAATGCGATGAACGATTCCTCAATGGCTGGCTCAGACACTATTGAGACCGCTTCGATTCCAGCGTTGTCCATTTCCTCGTCAATAATTAGTTCAATGATTTCCATTTTATTTTGATTTTAATTTGATTTTAAATTGATGCATTTTCCACAATGTTTCTGTCCATTGATTGAGCCGATGAGACATCATTGCTCACGACATAGGCTTTGACAGGCTTTTCCTCTTTGTTGCTGATCGTTTCTGCCAGTTGTGATGTTGCACTGGCTCCGACAACATTGAAAGCAGGAGGAGCAGCTGGAGTGCTTGCAACTGATGTGTTGATGCCTCGTCCTCCTCCAGATGATCCTCCTCGTCCTCCAGGGATGTTCGGCTTTGGAACTGCTGTGATTTCTTTCACAGTTTTCAAACCAGTTCCCAGGACAGCTGCAATCGACACGATTTTCTCGATTGTTGCAAATGGTTGAGGTAAAATTGACTTGTTTGCCAGAACCTCTGTGACACCTTGGTATGTGTTGATCGTTGCCTGAGCAATGGCCGCGGCTTTTCCTGCTGCTGAGTTCTCTCCCAGGATCCCAGCGAGTGCTCCAAAGGTTTGAGCTGTCAATGCAATCTTTTGCTTTGCAACTGCTTTGTCTCTGGCTGTTTGTTTCTTTGAAATGTCATCATCAAGTTTTTCACCTCTTTGAGCAGCATCCTGTTGAAAGTCTAGGAGCTGTTGTTCTGCATCCTGTCGAGCTTGAGTTCCTATTTTGTATTTTCCGATCTGAGCCTCAAGCCTTGTTGTTTCAATCTCTTCCTCAATATCCAGGTTTTCTCTAAGCTTCTCAAGTCTGGCAATCTCATCAGTTTCTCTCTCAGCTGCAAATGCTTGAGCATTGAGTGCTCTGTTTGCCTCTGCCTCAGCTTTGGAATTGATCATGTCAATCTCCTCAACTTGCAAATCTTGACTGTTTTTGATCTGCTCAGACTGGAATCCTGAAATGTTTTCTCTCACATCAGCGACATTTTTCTCAGCCTCCAGGAGTTG